CAAGGCGATCGAGGTGTTCACGAGCTTCTATGGCCCGAACTCGAAGCGGAACGCCGGACTCCTGAGTGACGGCCTGTCGCTGCCGCAGAACACCGAAGGTCTGTTCGCGATCGACATGCGCTTCGTCGACTGCGGTCCGATCCGGACGGCGCCAGAGTTCGTGAACCAGCAGTGGATTCAGCGGCGTGACCTGGTCATGCGGTTCCGCCGGAAGGTCACGCGCACCTACCCGGTCTTCAACCTCAAGTCGGCGACGGTCGCCATCCAAGACGATTCGAGCCTCGTTATCACCGTGACGGCGCCGCCGAACGGTCGCCTTCCCCCCTGATTCCGTGGAGCATCTGACATGCCTAACACCGGCCTCTCCCTGAACGACGTCGTCAACGTCAGCGTCTCGCTGACGCCGACGGCCGCGCAGCAGCGCAACTTCGGCAGCCTGCTGATCCTTGGCGACTCGCAGGTCATCGACACGCAGCAGCGGATGCGGCTCTACACCTCGCTCGCGGGCGTCGCGGGCGACTTCGGCGCGAGCGGCCCGGAGTACTCGGCGGCCGCGCTCTTCTTCGGCCAGTCGCCCCAGCCCGCGCAGTGCTACGTCGGCCGCTGGGCCAGCGCCGCGACCCCGGGCGTCCTGCAGGGCGGCGCGCTCTCGCCGACCCAGCAGCTGCTCGCCAACTTTACCGGGATCTCGAACGGCGGCATCGGCATCACGATCAATGGCACGGTCTACAACCTGACCGGCATCAACCTGTCGGCTGCGACCAACCTGAACGGCGTTGCCTCGGCGATCACCACCGCGCTCGGCGGCAGCGGCACCGTCACCTGGAACGCGACCAACGGCAACTTCGCGGTGGCTTCAGGCACCACGGGCGCGGCCTCGACCGTCGCCTTCGCGCCCGTCGGCGCCGGCGCCGACCTCTCCGCACTCATGGGCCTCGGCGCCACGGGCGGCGGCTACACCGTCGCCGGCATCAACGCCGAGTCGCTGCTCGCCGCGGTCACCGCCCTCGACCAGATGTCGACCGCCTGGTACGGCCTGCAGATTGCGGCCACGGCTGCCATCACCGACGCCCAGTACGTTGGCGTCGCCGGCTACATCGAGGCCGCGAGCGTGTCGCGCATCTTCGGCGTCACGACGCAGGAGGCCGGGGCGCTCTCGAGCGTCAGCACGACCGACCTCGCCTCGCTCCTGCAGACTGCGGGCTACGGCCGCACCTTCGTCCAGTACTCCAGCTCGAGCCCCTACGCCTCGGCGTCGATCTTCGGCCGTGCCTTCACGGTCAACTTCAACGGCGCCGGCACGGTCATCACCCTCAAGTTTCAGCAGGAGCCGGGCATCGTTCCGGAGCTCCTCACGGAGTCGCAGGCGGCCGCGCTCGGGGCGAAGAACTGCAACGTCTTCGTCACCTACAACAACCAGATCGCCATCCTGCAGCAGGGCACGATGGCGAGCGGCCAGTTCTTCGACGTGCGCCACGGCGCCGACTGGCTGCAGAACGCGGCGCAGACGGCTGTCTTCAACACGCTGTTCACATCCGGCACCAAGGTCCCGCAGACCGATCCCGGCGTGAACCAGCTGGTTGCGGCCGTCACCGCGACCTGCGACCAGGCGCGCCTGAACGGCCTGTTCGCGCCGGGCGTATGGAACGGACCGCCGGTCGGCAACGTCGCAACCGGGCAGACGCTGTCCCTCGGTTACTACGTATACGCGCCGTCGATCGCGTCGCAGAGCCAGGCGGACCGCAGCGCCCGCCGCGCGCCGGTGATCCAGGTCGCCGGCAAGCTCGCCGGCGCGATTCACTCCTCGAACGTGCTCGTCAGCATCAACCAGTAACCGGAGCGCCCCATGTCTGGAACCTACAGCTTCAACGACGTCGTGGCGACGCTCGTCGGCCCGACGGGCTCGGCCAATCTCGGCTACGGCGCCTCGGTGGCCGAGGAGGGCATCAAGATCGCCCCCGGCGGCGACAAGAACACGATGCGGATCGGCGCCGACGGCAACGGTATGCACTCGCTGCACGCCGACAACTCTGGGTCGGTGGTCGTCCGCCTCCTCAAGGTCTCGCCCATCAACGCCATCCTGATGGCGATGTACGACGCGCAGAAGGCCTCCACCAATCTGTGGGGCCAAAACGTGATCGTCGTCCGCCAGGTCGCGAGCGGCGACATCCACACGGCCACCCGGTGCGCGTTCAAGAAGAAGCCGGACATGGACTACGCGAAGGACTCCGTGCTCGGCCAGTACTAGGGGATCCGACGATGATCGAGTTCGAGCACAACGGCCAGCAGTACAAGGCCGAGAAGTTGCCGGCGATGCAGCAGTTCCACATCAGCCGTAAGGTGGGCCCGCTCGTGCCGCCACTCGTGCCGATCTTCCTCGAGATCGCCCGCAGCGGTGCGCTCAACGTCAAGGTCGCGGCGGCCACCGGCGAGGGCGACAAGCCCGCGACGAAGGCCATTCCGCAGCTCAACCTCGATCGACTCGCGATGCTGTTCCAGCCGTTCATGGACGGCCTCGCGCTGATGAAGGACGAAGACGCGGAGTACGTGCTCTCGACCTGCCTGCTCGCCGTCAAGCGCCGGGTTGGGGAGTCGTGGCAACCGGTGTGGAACGGGCGCGCCAAGATGGCGATGTTCGACGACCTCAACGACGTCGGCCAGCTCTGGCCGATCGCGATGCGCGTGCTGCAGGACAGCCTCGGCCCTTTTATCAACGGCCTGCTTATGAGCCAGCAGGCCGCACTGAGCGAGGCTCTCGGGTAGAGCTTCGCAAGCTGCCCGACGATGACGAGTGGCTGCTCGCCCCGGTAGCTGCCGGCATGTGCCGTTACGAATCGCTCAAGGACGGCACCCTCGACCTCGCGGACATCGCGCTCATGAACGACCTGCTCGCACTGCGCGTCGACAATCAGCGCCTGATGCGGGAAGCCGCGGAACGGGGCAATGGCAAACGATAGTAGCGTCATCCGCGAATTCTTCGTTGCGCTCGGCTTCAAGGCCGACGAGGCGCAACTCAAGAAGTTCGTCGCGGGCATCGAGGCGGCCAGCAAGACCGTCCTCGCGCTCGGCGTCGCCGTCGAGTCCGCTGCCGTCAGCGTTGCGATCGGCGTCACCCGCTTCGCGAACAACCTCGAGGCGCTCTACTTCGCCTCGCAGCGGGTCGGCGCGTCTGCGCTCAACCTCAAGGCGATCGACCGCGCCGCGCAGAACTTCGGCGCGAGCGCCGGCGAAGCGCTGCAGTCGGTCGAAGGCCTCGCACGGTTCCTGCGCAACAATCCGAGCGGCGAGGGCTACCTCAATGCCTTCCTGTTCGGCACCGGACGCACCGTCGCCGACGCGCACGGTGACACCGCGCTCCTCGCGACCTTCATCGCCAAGGCGTTCCAGCTCAAGAAGGAGGCCGGCCAGGGGTACCTGAATCCCCAGTACGCCAACATCTTCGGCATCTCCGAGAAGACGATGCTCGCCATGCTCAATGGCGACTTCGAGGCCGCGTTCGAGCACTTCCGCAAGGCGCTCGAGGGCGCAGGCCTCGACGAGGCAGCGCGCAACGCCCACGAGTACGAGCAGGCGATGCGCGACCTCGAGACGCGGATCGAGAGCATCCGCGTCAAGATCGGAAACGGGCTGCTGAAGGCCTTCCAGCCGGAGCTCGACAAGCTCTCCACCTGGTTCGACGAACACGGCGACGAGATCACGGTCTGGGTCACAGACTTCGCCGACGCGATCACGAAGATGGGCGGGATCGTCCTGCCGATCCTCTCTAAGATCGGTGACGGCTGGCACAAGATCTACGACTGGGTGAAGGGCGGCGGCCGGGCGGCGGTCGACGCGGCCTCTCCGGATGCGCAGGGCGGCGAGACGGTCGCGTGGCTGCTCGACGCGCTCGGCATCCGCGGCCAGGTCGACGAGCTCCTCCATACGGAGTCGAAGCCGAAGGACCTGATGTCGTTCTTCCGGAGCCGCGGGTGGAGCGAGGCCCAGGCCGCCGGCATCGTCGCCAACATCGAGGCGGAGAGCCAGCAGGATCCGCGGGCCGATGGTGACCGCGGCGAGGCCTATGGGCTTGGCCAGTGGCACCGCGATCGCCAGGCGCGCTTCAAGACGTGGGCCGGCCACGACATCCAAGGGACCGACTGGGACGAGCA